AGAGTGCGCCGCCGGATGCATCTCCATCGCCGGCATCGTCCGTGACGGGCTTCCGTCCCCGCTGATCCGCCGAGATAGATGGCATGCCCGTGCGCTTGCGGATCCAGTTCTCGTCCTCCGGCGTCCACGTCAGCAGATCGCCCACCTGCTGCAGCCAACTCCCCAGCTGGCCCAGAGCCGGCTTCTCGACCTTGGTATGCGTCAGCTTCGCCTTACCGGCTATCCGCGGGTTGTACGCCAGCAGCCTCGGCACGCCGTGCGCATTGACCACGTTGGCCAGCCGATCCAGCGTCCCATCAATGGCCATCAAGAAGAGCTGACTCTTGTCCGAGCCCAATGCCCAGGAGCCCGTCTGCCCGGTCCCCAGGTTGATAAAATCCGCCAACATCGTCTGCAACATCAGCAGCCGATAAAACTGGATCGTGTGCAGCAGGGCCTCGGCGCTGGAATTGCTCACGCTCTCCAGATGAAACTTGACGCCGGCGGGCACACTCAAGTACTGCTTGGCGTCCACCGACAACGCCTTTCCGATAGCCTCTACCGCAGCCTTGTCGTCAGGCTGCGGTACTTGCTCGAACTCGAAGACCGGCAGCCCCACAAACGAGCGCTGCCAGCCGATGCCGTTGATGATCTGCAAATTCTTGAGGTAGTACCAGGTCTCGTACAGTGACTCCAGCAGCGCCATCCCCTCGGGATTCCCGCCGTCGCGCTGGAACGTGAAGTGCAGGCTCTTGTCGATCGGGATCGCGATCTCCTGATACGCCGGCGCCGGCCGTTGGACCATCCCCTGCAGACCGCCGGTCGCGTCGAACTTCCACCGGGAATACGACGACTGCCGTCGCGGCGCCCACTTGCGCCACCCGATCGTGCCGTCATCCCGGCGCTTGTAGACGATCTCCAGCCAGGACCAGCCGAACAGCACGCAGGTCAGCGCGTCCTCTATGGCGTCATCGGGCGTGTGGCTCATGTCGCCCAGGCAATCCTGCAGAAAGTCCGCAGCCTCACGGTCCTCAACGGATTCGCTCTCCGGCTCAAAATACCAACTCGCCGTCCGGCTCAGCATCACCAGCGCGTTCCACATCGTGCGGATCGTCGGATCCCGGCGCCGCATCTCATCGTAGACGCCGTACGCCGCCGGCCACGCCAGCTTCGCCGTGTAGGTCTCCGTTACCTGTCCGGCAAACTGCATCAACCCGGTCTGCCCGACCTCAGTCAGTGGTATTCGCGCCATCAGCCCCCCAGATTACCAAACGAACCCATTTGACCCCATCGATCGCCGTCGCCCCCACCGATCTCGCCGAACAGATCCCACTGACTGGGCACGTCCGGCGCCTGCGGTATCTCTCCGAAGCTCATCGTCGCCGGCAGCATCTGTACGGCGCCGCTCACCGCGTCCACCTGGTCATCGTGTGCACCCAGCGGGAACGCTACCGCCTCGCTCAGGAACGCGTCCACGTCCCACCCATTGGCCGCCACCAGGTGGACCAACCCGTCAGGGATCCTGGAGGCCCACACATTCGCCCGGACCTCCTTGTTGCCCACATTCTGCGGATTGACCCCGACAATCGCGCGACCAACGAGCTGCGGATCGCGCTGCAGCTCCTGAAAATACCCGCCCTGCTGCCCGCTGATCTCGATCCCCTGCGTCACCGATGCCGGATCCCGCAGCATCACCTTGATCATCTTCGACCGCGCATCCGCCCACGGCCCTTTCAGTCGCGCAATGTGCCGGATGTAGAGCTTGCCGTCTGCCGATCTCCCCAGCCGCGCGCCGGTGATAAAGTCCGCGCGCTTCTTCCCAGAGACCGCCAGGTCCCAATACCGCACCTCGCGTAGCCCTGCGGGGATCTGGCCCGACCTTATCTGGTGGATCTCATACGCCTTGATCAGCGCGCCCTCCAACTTCTGGGGCCGCTGCCCATACATCGCGTCCCATTCATACGTTCCCACATTGGATTTAATCCTGCGCAACGCCTCCAAATCGTACTTCGCGCCCCACAGCGGCTCGCCCGGCGACCGGCCCAGCGCGTCCGCGCACTTCCACCAGCCGGCCTTCGCGGCTTTGGTCGCCTCGTCCGTCGCCACATCCTGCGCCCACGGCTCCGCGATCGCCGGCAGATTCAGTACCGTCCACTGATCCGCGCCGTCCTCCTCCACCATCCGCCGCAGGAGCCGTCCGGCCAGATCGTCGAAGTGCCACCGCTGGTGCATCAATACAATTGCTCCGCCATCCTCCAGCCGCGTATAGAAGGTGCTCCGATACCACCGATCAATCGACTCGCGGTTTATCTTGCTCTCCGCTTCCTCGCGGTTCTTGATCGGATCGTCGACAATGCCCAGGTGCATGCCCCGCCCAACAATCGAACCACCCACACCCGCCGCCACCAGCCCGCCCGCGCGACCGTCAATGTCCCACGCCTCGGCGCTCCGGCTCTCCTGACTCAGCGCCACACGCTCGTCGCCCGCCAAGCCGCTCTTGTCACCAAAAATCGCCCCGAACGCGTCGTCCCGAATCGTGTCCCGCACCTGCCTGCTGAACCCCGTCGCCAAACTCGCCGTGCAGCTCGCCAGGATCACCCGCATATCGGGGTTCCGTCCGAGGAACCACGCCGGGAACCGCACCGAGACCAACTCGCTCTTCCCATGCCGCGGCGGCATAAAGACCATCAGCCGCCCGATCCCCTCTTTGCCGCCCGTGCGGATATATTGCTCCACCTGCATCAGATGATCCGCCAACAGCCGGTGCACCGCCGCCGCGCGATACGCCCGGAACGTGTACCAAGCAAACGCGATCAGGTCCTGGCGCGCCAACTTCCGCCGTGCCCGCTCGCGTTGCACCGCCTCCGTGCCGGCGGCCCGCTTCATGTAGCGCGCTCCACCGAATCCACGGGCACACTCGCAAGCGCCGCCAGCTCCTCCGCACTCATCTCCTCCAGCTCCTCCCCGGACAACAACCCGACCTCCACTCGCTCCGTAGGCTTGTAGATGCCGTGGATCTTCAGGTACAACTCCCGGTCGCGATAATTGCGATAGCTCGGCGTCGCCGCGCTCTCACTCAGCGCCGCGAGTACCTCCGCGCGATTCCGCCCCAGCTCTAACATCTGCTGCTTGTGGATCCGTAGCTCCAATTGTGGATTCTCCTGCTTCCACACCCGGATCGCGCGCGATGAGGCCAGGCCCAACACCTGCACCGCCAGCTCCGACTCTGTCCCGGGCACGCGCGTCGCCTTCGGCTGGCTCGCCCAGATGATATACACCGCCTGGCGCCAGCTCCAGCCATCTACCTGCAGCGCGAAGTAATCGTCAAGCCATGCTACGGCGCCATCGCCGGACTCAAACATCGCCCGCGCCTGCTCCGACAACAGCTGAGCCTCGTCGTACGGATTCCTCGCGGCCTGCTCCATCCCGGGCAACCGCGGGGTCGCCGGCCCCACCTCTGCCATTGACACAGATTGAGACACCGGCGACTCCGGCGATGCCGGCACCGGCGACGTGGCCGTCGCAGGCGCCTCCGGCGTTTCTTCGGGAGAAGGGCTGCCTGTGATCATCGCCGAACCCGCTGAGGTTGCCGATGTCTCAATCTCTACCAATTGCTCCACTGCGCGCTCCTCCTCACTGCCCATCCCGCTCCGTCACCCTCCGGATCAACTCCGCATCCACCCCATGCTCGCCGTAGAACATCGACGGCTGCCGAAAATCAAACCGCCGATCCGTGCCGAACACCTCCGGCCCGGGGACCTCGCCCACGCAGATCTGCTCGTGCAGATGCGCCGCATACCGCCCGCCGGCGTTTCCGATCGTCCCAACACAATCCCCCACCATCACCACATCCCCCGCGCGCACCCACACCTCTGCCAGGTGCGCCCCCATCCACGTCACCATGTCGCCCGCCGGCGTCAATCCCATAATCCGCACGATCTTGCCCCACGCACCGCCGGCTTCATACGCATTGATCACAACGCCCGACCACGGCGCTACCAGAGGCTCCCCCAGATCTGAATCGCCACCGGCCTCCAGATTCCAATCCTCGCAATAGCGCGGATGCCCGTTATACGGCCCAAACACCCGCGTCGCCTCATACCAAGGCTTCTCAAGATTTTTCATCGGCAGCCGGACCACCGTCACCCACGGGAACGTCACCACGTCCGGGCCCCCTCGATCAACAGCCGCACGTCCCCGGGCCCGATCTTGAAATGATCCCAGCCCCAGAATTCGCCCGTGAAGAGGGCGTCGCCCAACATTCGGTCGCCGTGCGTCGCGTTCCAGGCCCTGATCAGATCGTTCTTCTTGCGGATCATCGCCAGATAGTTCGGGAAGTCGCCCAGTACCTTCCAACTCTCTCCGCCGCCGAAGTCCGTCCCGTCCGCACTATGGCTGGCCACCACGCCGGCCTCGCCCGCCATATACAGCGGATAGAGCCCATGGGCCGTGAACACCTCGTCCCACGCCGCCCACCGTCCTGCGTGATACTGCCAGTGATCACCCAGGAACGACTGCTCCCGCGTCGCCGTCCAATAGCCGTGGTAATCCAGAAGGTGCCCATCCCGATGAGAGACCTCGGCAACGGGCAGCAGCAACGGGACCTCACTCTCGTGCGGGTTCCCGACCGCAACCGTCAGCAACGTGCCCTTCACCAGCCCGCCGGCCCATTCGTCGATCGCCTCAGCGAAATACACATCGAACTCCACCAGCCGCGGCGTCTCCGGATCGAATGTCCCAATCACCTCGTTGATGCTCCCAATGTAATCGATACACCGCAGCAGCTCGGCCTCTGTGATCCCCAGATTCCTGGCCGCCGTCGCCACCTCCGCCTGATACAGCGCCAAAAACGCCCGCGCGCTCGCCCTGCGATCCGCCACATTCACCCACGCGCCGTCATTGCTCACATACCGCCGCCACACCGACCGCGTCTTCGGCTGCACCGCATCCGGCTCCAACGCACGTGCAAACTGCCCGATATGGTACGCATCCCCCGCGCTGAACACCTTCAACACGCCCGGCGGCGCATCCCGCACCAGCTCCTGCCAATACTCGAACAGCCCCTTAGTGTGCAATCCCCCGGCCAGATTCACCGGCAAGTTGAGGAACCTCTGCATGCCGCCGCTTGGAGGGGTAACCGGAGGCTCATCCGGCTCCTCTGGCCCACCCGGCTCCTCAGAGCCCGCGATCAGCGCATTCAGCACGTAGATCAGCGCGTCCGGTGTTGCCGCCTCCGCCGGCACATACTCGATTCCGGCATAGTGCTCCAGGAAGAAGGCCTCCAGGTCATTAACCCACATATGCGGATTCACCGGGATCACCCGCCGCACCTCCGGCCCGATCCCTGCGTCATCGGCCGACCCACCCAGGGTCCACCGCATCTCGTCCCACGTCGCCTCGATCACGGCCCTGGCCCACGCAGCCCCGGCACCCGGCGGTAGCAGCACAAACGTCCGCTCATACTGCGCCCGCCCATCCGTCCAACCATCGTGCGCCGGTTGATCCTGGCTCGTCGCCAGAACCGCACCGTCGTAATACGCATCACAGTGCTCAAACGGCCACAAGAACCGATGCTCAGTGAACACCGTCATCCGCTCGCTCTGGGTCACCGCGCTCACTGGCGGCAGATCGCGATACGCATTGTAGATGACCGCCCACGGCCCCCAGGCCACGTCACCCACAAACGGATCCAGCCCGCACGTCGGATCAACACCTACGCGCGCGCGATAATTCTCCAATCCACCACTGTCCGGGCCCAGATCCGCCAACAG